AAATACTTCTGGTAATCTCTGGAATTTGCATCTTGATTATACATCTTACCATTGATATAAATCTCAAACACATTTGGTTTGATACCACGAATAACCTTAATATTCTTTGAACCAATAGAAAATTCTACTTCGACCAACGCAGCACTGCCATTGACAGTGTTGACCAACTGCATTTTATTGATATTACGAAACGCCTTACCAAACAAACCAAAACAAAGGGCATCAAGAATTGTAGATTTACCAGCACCATTCTCACCAATAATTAAATTAGTGGAATCTTTGTTAAGTTCTATTTCTGTGAAGTTGTTACCTGTTGATAAAAAGTTCTTCCATCTCACCGTCTTAAATATAATCAAAGTTCTAAATTCCCATTTAAGTAAAGATATGCTCTATATGCAGCATCTGGATTATCATCAAATCGTCCAAGTGCTACATTACAATTATTACAAATATATCCTCTAAATTTTCCTGTTTTATTGTCATGATCTAATGCCCATACACTATGAGATTTAAGTTTTCTAGTTTGTACCCATGCTCCATCTTTAGTTAAATCATGTTCTGATCTTTCACAAATTGGACATTTATAATCTGCATCAGGTTTAGATTCAAAATTTTGTTTTCGTACTTTTTCTCGTTGTTTAGCTTCAGATGCCCTACAAGCTTTACAGTCATTACGATATTCCAAATGGCCATTTTTTCCAAATGACCTAATCTCAAAAAAATCTAATGTTTTTTTCTCTTTACACTTAAAACATTTTCTAATATTTTTAGGTAGTTGTTCACCTAAAAATTCACATAAATTACCACTTATCAAATTTCCAAATCCTGTGCTTCAGTATATAGAGTTCTCATTGTATTTTTGAGTCTACTTTTACTTAGGGTAACATCCAGATCATCAATGTAACGTTCAAGCAAAGTCATAGTGTCCTCTGTATTCTCAACAATATCATCTGATACATTACTTGCGTCTAACTCTGAAAAGTCCTCAATAATCTTGACCTCATGACAATCAGCCTGCAACAACTTATCAACAAATTTATCAAACTGATAAAGGTCTTTCTTATTAACCACAACCAGTTTAACATACTTATTTTTGTACGATGACATATCATCATTAATTTCTTGACTGTCATCATAGAAAATCTTAGAGAAAATAGTAAGAGGATTAACAATCCGTTCGAGCTCTCTCTTCTCTGTATCAAACACATGGAATCCCTTGGGATCATTCCAATCATTCCAATAGATTTCATATGGTGTACCAAGATAATAAACTTGACCATCATCTGATTTATGATGGTAGTGACCACTCATCACCATATCAAATCTTTTGAACTCTTGCTTGTCCCAGCCATGATCCATAACCATACCCTTCTGCATTTCAAAACCATTTAACTCTAAATGACCCATGCAAATTTGAGCATCAGATGTTTGTAACATCTGCATTGTGTGAGACATATTGTCTGCATTAATCCACGGAACAAACAAAATCTTACATCCATCAAACTCTACTTCTGTTGCTTTGTCATAAACGGTAATACCTTTGTATCTACCGTCTACAAGTTCCTGTAGTGAGTTTACAGCGTTAGTGTTCTTATAAAAGGTGTCATGGTTCCCAACAAGCATGTGAAAATTTAAATCCGTAAACTTGTTGACAAAACGCTCACGAAAATCTTTTGCAATACGATAAGACACATATTTCCTTCTGTCCATCACATCGCCAAGATGAACAACATCGGTTATACCATGTTCCTTTAGATATGGAAAAAATTGATTCTCATAAAACTCAAAAAAGTATTCGTTGAAATTTACATTGTCATTTCTTGCACCAAAATGAGTGTCTGTAATTAAAGCAATCTTCAACGATCTTCACCTAGTTTTGCTACCTTATCAATATCAATGTTCATAAAAACCTCTAAACCTTTTGCCTTAGTAGTTTCTTTTTTCTTAGGCTTGTAAACATCCTCATCGGGGAGCATATTATTCATCAATGTTTCATCAATACTATAAACCGTAGTATCACCTTCCATAGTAGTATATGCTTCGTAATGTTGTTTCTCTATGGATTGATTCTTAATATGAACCTGTTTCTTTTCAGCCTGTATCCTACGCAAAAAAGCATAGTAAATTATTTGTGTGAAATATGCAAAAGGATTTTTTGATTTTGCTGGATCAAAATTATATGCGTATTGAAGACAGTTTTGTATACCATCAGAGATCATTTCATCTCTATACGAATAATTAATAAAATTAGGCCGGTATGATAGGTGTGTCGCAATCTTTAGAAAACACTCGCCAATATAATTGGTCAACGGTGGATTTTCTTCACCTTCTTCTTCAGCCTCTTTACATTTGTCTCTCCATTCTGACATTGCTACCAGAAACTTTTTATTATCAACATAATGTACACTTTTCTTTTTAGCCATAATAACTCCTTCAATCTATATTGATACTAACAGAATGTGGTAATAAAGTCAATGCTCCTTTAAATTAAAAAGAGCATTGACTCTTGGTCAAAATAGGCGTATAGTTAGCTTGTCCTTGGGTGATGATAAACATTAATGAATTGTCTTAGTATTGATTGGATCAGTTAATTCATCCAATGCATTATCAATCTCATCCATTTCTTCTTGGACTTCAATATTATCTAGTTCTTCATCTGTGGGCCCAAAAGATTTGTTATATTCTTGCGGGCCTCCTATAAAATCAAACTGGTTTACGCAATGATTATAATATCGTTCTAGGCCTGATGATGCTGGAGCTGACATAATAACATTTTTTGAGTTAATATCTATATATTCTGATTCTGTCATGGGATGTACCCAAGGAGACAGACTTAAAGATTCTTGGGGTCCATTTTTTGTCATTTGGCCCATAATGATCATTTTTAAAGGATAGCTAATTTGAAGAGGTCTTTCAAAATCAAAAATATCATCAGTTTCAAATATTGCTCCAATTATACTATCGCCATTGGATAACTTAAAAACTCTGATTTGTTCATTCATAACTTTATCCTATCTATCGTGAATTTAAATTGTTGTTCCCTATAGATATTTATACGTTCCCTAAAATGTCTCAATGTAAAATTAAGTTTAGAATCTATGGAAAGATCATCGGAAATATCGTATAGCCGTAACGTCTTCCCACCCCCATGCTGTCGGAGTCCACGGCCAAGTGACTGAAGAACCCTGATTTTGCTTTTCGAGGGACTTGCGAACACGATGTTGTGAATGTTACGAATGTTAATACCAGTGCTAAAAGTCCCATAACTCGCAACAATGATGGCATCTTTTTCATTTTCTACTATCTCCCGTATTTCTTCTCTGGTGTCTGTATCAACACCACCATATACAAAGAAAACTTTTCTGTCTTTATATTTATCTTTTACTAATTTATATAAAACTTCACCATGTTTTTCTACAAACTGAAAAAGGCACAAAGTGTTACCAGTGCAATGACCCATAAGATCGCATAGAAAAATATTCCTTTTAGTCTTAGTGACGATGTATTCCAGTTCTGCTCCATAGTCGAACTCCTTTACTATTTTTCTATCCTCATCAGGATATTTTAAAACTATACATTTAATTTCTAAATCTGCTAATGTTTTATTATCAATTAATTCTTTAGTTGTCACAACGTATTTTGCTTTACCAAACAACCCCTCCAACACCAATCTATGTGTTTGGGTTCCATCCAATGTTCCTGTCAATCCAAAACGATATTTGGAGGTATCAAGTTTTGTTAAAATACCAGTGAGAGATTTTGCTTTAAATAAATGAGCTTCATCTCCAAACACTACTCCAAATTGCCTAAAATACTGTCTGGGCATCCTGTGAATAGATTGCCAAGTCGAAATAACAACGTCTTTGGTTACTTTCTTATCATGTCCTTGATATATTTTTTGGCAATATGTTCCTGAGCTCCACCCATAATCTTCAAAGTCTTTATACATCTGTTCGACAAGCGAAGTTGTTGGAACCAAAATTAAAGTTTTCAGTTCCATCATATGGTAGTAACGAACAAGACAATATATTATTAATGACTTACCCGAAGCAGTAGGAGAAATAAGAAGAGCACGATTTGTGGCAATACCGTGGGCAATGGCATCAATCTGATAATCTCGTACTTCAATGCGCTTTCCATGAATGGCCGGTCTAAGTCCTCGTACAAAGTTTTGCACCACACTTCTGGCAACTGTTCTTTCACTTCTGAGTCCGTCTTCCAGTTCATAATTTTCACCATTATTTTTAAGGTACTCTTCTATATATGGAAGGAGACCCATATAAATTTCACCTGTGACAATATTGTACAATCTAATTTTTCCGTCCCACATTTTGTTTCTGTATGTGGGCATATATTTGAAGCCAGGAACTTCAAAGGTAAAGAAATCATTGAGCTCAGCACCAACTGAAGGTTCAACATCTTCTAGTTTTATGTAAACTTCATTTTTTTTAGAGATAAGCATATTGGTAGTTTTCTCTAGAACCGTAATCTCCTCTAAGAAGGAAGTTCCACGAAACTGTAATTCTCTCTTCATGAGTAGGAGGAACCCAATGCTGCAACCATGCTGGAAAAATTATTCCTGTTCCAACTTCAGCATCAAATTGTAACATGCTAGAGTTTTTCCAATTAGGGTTATTTTTAGGCGCCATCAAATTTGCTTGCGGCCTCGGGTCAAAAAACTGAATAGGTGCTGACCCTTCAGTTGCAGCAACAAAATATACACCAGACCATACATTATTTGAATGTGTGTGTGGTGGATGAGCTTGACCACGAAGTAAATGATTTCCCCACATACTGGTCATTTCTATCTTATCGTATTCATATTCTAACTTATCCAAAATGTCTTTCATGGTATGATGAACAGTTTCAGTAAGTGGTTTGAATGATGAAATTTTATAAATGTCATCCTCTGTTTGCATTGTCTTTTTGGCTTTAATATATTCTGTCATATGAACATTTTCATTTCTACCAAGATTTGTTTTGAATTTATAAAGCATTGTGGGAAATCCTGTAAACTCCTCTATTGAAATTTTTACATCAACCATGATACTGTACTCCACCTTTCACCTTTTGTAACTTTTGTAACTTCATGTGGAAACATAAAGTTTGACGGAAAAATTATCGCAGACCCAGCTTTAGGACGATAATGATGTTCTGCAACATAAAAGTCTCCACCTTCATAATTATCATTTAAGAAAAATAAAACTGTTGCTTGAGGATATCCATATTTCTGGCCATGAGAGTGATGAATGTTATCACAATGGGGCGACATGAAACCATCAACTCCATAACGGTTTAGTCTAAAATCTGTATGATGAACACAGGAAAATCTTTTATGTTCCTGTGCGTATATGTTCATAACCTCAATAACAGATTTTTTAAGTAATGGATATGGCTTATTAATATCAAAACACCAACATTCATCCATTCTAACTCGTTCTTCGCTATTATTAGCAACACCTTTATTATTTGAATAAGTTGAAGCGTTCCAATCCCAAGGATAATTCATTATAGATTTGCATCCGGCATCATCTATAATATTTTTATAGTGACCAACCCACTCCTTCATCAGAAACTCCCAGCCAAGAATTTTTTCCAATCTTGGGCGTGTTTGATATCCCAACTACGATTATCAATTGATTTAATCACACCTTCAATAAATTGTACTAGTGTTTCATAGTATTCAATTTTCAGTTCTATATCAATTATATCGTCATCAGAATTTATATAAACTCCAAGGTCAGTTTTTAAAACTTTTAGATCAAACGGTTTTGCAGCATAAATCTTAGCATCAGATTTACCACCGTAATATTCCCATTTCTGGCGATACAATCTCTTGTGATCTGCTCGTAATTGAAACGTAAATATACGGTACTTAGACTTGTAGTCTAACCATTTTGGTTTTATAACTTGATTTTTATAGGATTGTTGGTGTAGGTCTTCATCATTAATTCCATCAAATATAATAAGGTCTTCTTTGGCTTCCGCCTGCAATTCACTTAACTTGTCCATTTACTCTCCATTATGTAATAGCTACAATAGTATACTGTTGATATTTAAAAGTTACAGAAGCTGTAAGGTGACTAGAATCTCCTGCTGCTTGATCAAAATCAAGTGAAGCCAACGAAATAGGAAACATGTCTCTAAATCTAACTTCAACAATAGGATTATTTTTATTACTTAAAATTGTCAATGTAGCATCAGAATACAAAGACCTATCACCCCCCACATTACCCTTAGAAGTGTTTAAATCTCCAGTTTCGGATGTAGTGTCACGAAAATCTATGAACTGTTGTCTGGTTTGTGGGAAACCAAGACCTGTAATCCAATTATACATAGACAGATAATTTTCAAGATATTCATCAACAATAAATGTTAAACTAAAATCTTCAAATTCTGCTTTTTCACCAACAACAGGAACTTCAACAAAAGGAGTTGACATTACTGTACTGGGTACTGAAAGGCCAGGAACATTACATGCCGTTGTAAAATATTCAACGAGAGGAAGTTGATTTATGATAAACCTAAACTGAGTTGAATTTGCATAATCCAATTTTGTCGGTTGTCTTGATAGTGGTCCTTCGCTCATACATCTATTTATAACAACAAAAAAAGGGGTGCCCGAAAGCACCCCTAAGTTTGTAGTCAAGTTTCTTATTTTTACATAAGGTTTGTAACTTTGACCCGGCGATAGTAAACGTTAGCACCGTCATCAATAGATGCATCAGTGTTTTGCGTGTCACCCGCAGCAACTGCACCAGCAGTCTGAGCGAATGGGTTAGCAGCCATCCCGTAACGAGTCTTGAACCCGATTTTAGGTTGGAAGTTATTCTCACCAACCGCACGAACCATCTGAAGCGGAACGTATGGGCAGTAGAACATACCAGCGTCATAAGGCGAAGAACCCTTGTAACCAACAACGTAGTACTGACTTGCAGCAACGTTGGCAGCATACGGATCAACATACACTTTATAACGACCATTGAGAACACCAGCGAAAGTTGTCGTAGTGTCATCAATGTTTAGTGAGTTATTAAGAGCAGGCGTGTAATCAAGGATACCAGCCATTTGCAATGCAGACGCAACGTCAGCAGAACACATCAGCATGTTACCTTTACCACGGCGAGTCTGTTGACCAATCGCATTGGC